AGCATCCGATGGTATTGGTCTGTACCAGAAGTTATTTATGTGAGATTCTCCAGAATTATTTAGTTAATCGGCAACATCCTGCAATGTAGTGGCACCGGATGAAAAAGTTATACCAGTAGGGAAGGGGAAGGTTGTATTGCCCGTCGTTACCTTTAAATAATCACCCGGTAAGATCGAATGTATTTCATATCCACCTAACCAATCATTATTGAACTCAAAATCATACCAGCTGTGTGCGTATCCATCCTCCCATGTAGCATCATTAAATATCTGCCAGTCCAGATTTTTAGTTCCCCAGTATTTCAGGTTATCGTTCGGGTATGTCGAGCTATTCTCAGACCATTCAACGTACGTCTCCACCGGACTAACTCCTCCGGTTAATCCGGTACTGGATGACACCAAAGAGAGAGATCCGGTGAGTATAGGATTTAAAGAAACCCCATTCTGGTCCGCTCCTAGAGAATCAGGAGCATATATGGTTATAGTTACAGGATCTGCGGTGGGGTCGGTACAAGAAGCATAATAGTCAGGGTATGTTACTAGCTTATTTACTGCTGAAGTTATATAATTAGCGCTATGATATAATGAATCTCCACACTCACTATATCCAATTTCTCTTCCACCTACTTCTATGGAAATCGAACCCGCACCAGTCATTTTCTGAGCGGTATAAATTGTGCCGTCTACCGAATATCTAGTAGGTGAGGTTAAAGAAACAACCCCACTCCACGAATTTTCGAGAACCGTCTGGATTTTAAAAGTACTAGCGGATCCAGTAACCCCAGCAACCCATCTACCGTTGATTTGTGGAATACTTCCAATTATCGTTACTTCATCTCCGTCAGATAGACCATGAGGTGATGATGTCGCTATGGTTGCTGATCCATATTGACCAGCAAAAATTTGTAACGAATAAATCTCCGAAATGTTTATGATGCTCTGGGTAAATGTAATTCCACCAGTTGCGCCAACAGGATCTAGCTCGGTTTTTACTAGAACACTCTGTCCTTCCTCCGATTTGTTTCCATATGCAGCAAATTTTAGAATCTCAGATGGTATTTTTTTCTCTAATACCTCAATACTTTCACCCTCTGCTGGATATTCCCAGATTGAAGAATAATCGTTCCAGCTTCTGTCTACGTTCTCCCATTCATAAAACTCAACCTCTCTGTATCTAGTCCAAGTATCTATGTCTATAACCTTAGGTTGTACCTTTATAATGGCATCCTTTATTACGGTATTCTTAAAATTGAATGCGTCATAAACGTTGCACGTTACACGATATTCTCCGGTGTGGGGTATGAAGTGAGCGAGCTTATAAAAGTCCGCTATAGGTCCTCTAAATTCAAAATAATAAGGGGTTCCACTCTGTGTTGCGCTCTTGTTTAATATCCACTCTATCTCCATCATATTAGAGAAATCGACATTACCCCATGTAAGGAGTAAATATTGTTGATTTGTTGAATAAAGATCCGCTTCATCAAAAATGACAGTAGTGCTGTATGGTGGATCGAGGAAAACGCTATATTGACCCGTCGAATAATTTACTAGAGTAACCGTACCGAATACTCCGAAATAAGTTCCTGCTGCTTTAACCTGAACCGAATCTCCCACCTTAAAAGCCGGAATAATAACCGATGACCAACTGATGTTCATCTCGTCCCATGTCCACACATCGGGGATAAGCTCCAATATAACAGGCATACCTATAGGAGTTTGATATAACTCCCCGGTGTCCGGATCTATATAAGCTGGAGGATCATACTTACCATCCCCCAGTTCTAATATTTTACCGTTCTGTTTTAAGTCATAGAAATTTCCTATAGCGGTTACCAACGATGCATTCTGAGCTGGTGTATGAACTTGTTGAGAATCTAGCGGATCCACAATATTACCCAAATCGGATATCGTAGAGGGTAGAATATTTATTTCTCCACTCATCAAAGGTCCATTAGCCGAAGAATAATAGTACATAGTTCCGGTCTGTTCCGGATCAACATACCAAATAATAGATTCCCCGCCGGTAGCGCCATTATTCTGTATACCTAATGGATCTACTTGTGTGTAAGAAGGATTAGTCGTAATTACAAAATCATATCCATAGTCCCCACTATCAATAACATCGAACTGGTAGGTCTTGCCTGCATTAATTGTAATAGTCGGATTAGGTCCAGTAAATCCATACGGAAAATCTCCGGTAAATGATATAGCACTTCCGGTTCCTCCTATGAAATTAACATCCGCTGTATAATAGTTGTTATATGAACTTGGTGATTGTAAATCATCTACCTGCGGTCGAAGAGAAAAGTTTCTAAGATCCTCCAAAAATCCAAAGTCGGGATTCGGATAAAAATCAAAGGCAAATCCAGATTCAATATCGGATCTTTCCATGATATCAGTCCAGGATCTAGTATTATAGACGGTAAAATATACTCCCTCTCCAGTAATATCAACTATTCTTGCATTTAAAGGAAGATAATCTCTTTTTAATCTTTCCTTGAGAGCGAATATTTTAAGGAGAACCTCCTCCTGTGTAAATTTAAAAGCATCTACAACTACAGGGTATCCATATTCATCGAATTCTTGAGTAACCTTATTTAAATCATAATAAAGACCAAATAATGATGTTTTCTTGTAGGTTCTGCTCGGAACTAGTGTTTCTTCAGAAGAAACGTCAAGTACATATTCACCATTAGCATTAGGACCATAAGTCTGTACGAGCCTATATTTTCCAGAGTTTTCGTTATCTAAGATGTCTCCAACCTGGTAAGACATGGAATAGCCACCTTTCTGTTGAGCCCTTATTACATCAAGAAATTGCTTGTTCTGCTGTATCGGAGATTCGCTACTTATCGAATTGTAATTTAGATTTAACCAATATTCCTTGATTCTTAAATCCTGGTACCCGAAGAATTTGATTGCATTTATAAGTCCTTTATAACTCCCCATATATGGGAATATCTCATCTCCAGCAATAAGAAGCTCTTTTCTTTTTTCGTTTATCTCCAGATAGTTTGGTAAAGGTTCATCCGGATCGTGATCTCTCAAAATAACAGAATCGCTTTTGTAGAAGGCTCTTCCGAAATTTTGGAGCATCACTTTAAATCTCTCATCCTCTCCTATTATTTGACCATAAAAATCTATCTCTAAAACTTTCTCTGGTGTTCCTGAAGAGATGTCGTCTATAATTAGTTTTCTCTCATAAACACTTTCAGCTTCATCCGACCCATTTAGAGCTACGTTTATTCCAAGTGCTGAGGAATTAACACTAGTTGTATTTAGATATCCATTAGCATAATAATCCGATGCGGATAAATCCACAGAGAAGGTCATATTGGGATAATTAACAATAAGGGGTTCTCCGTCTCCGCCTTCTAATTGATCCTCAATAGAATAAGTAAATATGATATCAGTAACATCGGTTTCCCCGTAGTTATCATTATACCATCGACTTCTCCACGTTGCACCAGATGTTGCACCGGTAAATCCAGCATGGGGAAGACCATATTGCATCTGGGATGCTGTGACGTTATAAAGCTCCTGGACTATAAATATCTGCTCATTCTCGTATAGGGATGTTGAAACCGGATCGAAATAAATATTACCCTTGAAATATCCTCCTGGTCTATTTTTATATGTCGTCGTGAAATAAATCTGATTACCGACACTTATTATACTTTGACCCTGATAATAATCTTTTAGAAGATTAACTGATATTTGTCCACCTGAGATGCTAATCGAAGAAATTTTAGCTCTAAAGCTTTTAGCTCCTATCACATCTCCATTTAAAAATACCTCCGCTCCCTTTGATAGGTAGTCTACGATCTCATTGTACCAAGAAACCAGATTGAATGTATTAAGGTCATTCTCATTAAAGAGGAATTCGTAGTATGTTGTATAATCAGTTATATCCAAATCACCAGGATTTGGTGCTCCTGATGAATTCGTTATGTATGTAAATTTAGCATCAAGCGGGGTTGGTCCGGTTGGTCCGATATAATCTAAATTTAAAGGATTTCCCTGCTTGTTAAAAAATTTTAATCTAGAATCTGCCATTACTTAGAAAACTCTTTTATTGTTTTTATTTACCGTGTAATTAGCAAAATTTCTAATTTGTTTGGTTGTTTCTATGAGTGCGTAAACTACTCTTTCAAAATAAACTAGAATTCCCGCTTTAACTGGATCCCTGTAAATAACATTAGATAAACTCTTTTTCATAAGTTGATTCTGATAATCAAATCCATTGTATAGATTATCATTCAGCGTATCTCTAATATCATATATGTTTTGACCGGGATCAAAATCATAATACCTTCTTTCTACAGTAACTTTAGGTAATTCTTTCATTATTTTTTTATATTCCTCCATTGTTGAGCAAGGTGAATATTTATATTGGCCGTTAGCGTTAACTATCGCAGTTCTATAGCCAGAGCATCCAATACTATTAGATCTACTGGAAGCTAGCTCTGGTGTATCGTAAATATCTTTAGAGTTATAAAAAGTAGTATTAGTAGTTACTGGTTTAACCCCATTTACTGTATAATTTACACTCTTATCTTTTTCTCCGAAAAAAGGTGAATAACTTTGCATCTTAGTTTATATTTCCTTTTATTATTGTCGCCTTGTTGCTGGCATTAAGTTCCATTCTAAAGCTTCTGGGTACTATAGAAGAAATAGTTATATTCAATGGACCAGGTCTCCCTTCAACTATACCTTCGGTGTATGTGGTACCGTTCCTGTCCTTCCATCCACCTCTTAGAATAACTAATTGATTCCTTCCTATGATTATATCACCAAATTGATCCATCCCAATAACTTCATCAAGTTGATCTTGTGAAACATTAGGAAGATTCTGGATTAGGGTTTGGTTTTGTTCGTTTGCTTGGCCAACAAAATAGAAAGAAACGGAATCTACACCATCTACAGATTCAATAAGAGCTATCATATCAGATTTTGGTATGCGATCCCTTCTTTTTAGATTAAGCATATACTCCGATATTTTCTTTCTGATATTAAGTTTTATCGTCGCTGGATCGGATCCTTCAAAAATTGTTATTATCGCATTAGCTACGAATTTGGTTATTACAGGCTCAACTATCTTAACAACAGTTGTTGCTATCATAGATCCGGAATCCTCAATTAGATTCAATATGGCGATCTTTTGGTCCTGAGTTAGTAGGAATTCTGAGGTGGCAACATTAAAGTAATCCTCGTTGCTTGATATGTTTAAAGTAATATCAGGAACTAGATAAAGATAAACAACATTATCATCATCTAGATATTCATCATCAAATGTAGAGAAAGCTTGTATTTGAGAAAATATTCCTAGTTTATTTAAGAAGATCTCATAATTGTCAGCATTAGCAAAAACGAAAGATCTACTCGTCTTAGGTGCCACCAGCCTGATTAGATTAGTTGTTTCCGGATTAGATCCAAATGAAGGATCTATCTCATTAGTTATATCTATATAAAGATTCAGATCTACCTCACTTCCAAAAAGGTCCGTTCCTGAGGTAACAAATTTATATGTCAAAGGACGGTTAGGAGCAGATGATGCGTTACCTGAAAGACCACTGCCTTGGAGATATTCTATTCTTATTCTTGATCCCCTCCTAGGAATTAATCCGAAATTAGAGTTCCCGAAATAAACATCCAGTCCTTCCGAGATCCCCCCTCTTACCAAATACCCCTTTCCATTTAGAGGTATATCATATAGAGAATCATACATTCTCCATTTCTCTTCATTAACATACACATCAACATAAAATTGATCTACATAAGCTCCGGAAACAGAAGGCAAGTTAAAACTTTGCAGAGCTAATCCAGTTCCAGTAACTATTGCATTACTAAAAGTACCCTGGGCTATCTTAGTCCTTAGTGAATTTCCTCTAACTAGAGGAATAGTTACCTCAGGACTAGCGAATCTAAGAGAATAAACCTTTCCGTTCTGTTCGCATCGAATCTGCGAGTTGCTTGTTATAATAACTGCTCCACCGCCGACTCCACTTTCTCTTGCATTCCACTTAAGGGAAACTTCTCCTTGAGCTGCTCTGGCTCTTCCTGGATCATACCCAGCAATTCTAGCTAAACTTCTAACCGAGTAATCCCTTGTAGCTTCCTGTATATTTAGTTCCGTTATGGAATCTTCTATAAAATAAAGTATCAACTGTGAAATGTTCTGTAAAACAAAAAGTATCTGTCCCCAAGCTGAAGCAACAGTAAAAACATTAGCGGTCTGGTTATAAGTAGACTGTAGGAAGTTGAACGTATCTCCCAAGAGTCCATTTATGAGTATATTATTTTTTCTAAAAATGTTCATATCTATCTTATGTTAATCTTAGTGTAACTGCGGGACTAAGTCCCCCATTTTGAGGTAATTTAAAATCAAGGGTAGCAATATCTCTTAGCTTACCAACGAAAAATTTAAGTTCATATGATCCGCCTAGAGTTCTGAATAGAGGAACATATACATTAAGGTATAAATCAATCTCTTTTTTAATACTCGATTCAGAAAGATTTAGATTAAAAACAAGATCCTCCATATTCAATCCAAATTTTGGATCACCTAGAACTTCACCCTTATTTGTGAGCAAGAGCATTTTAATCTGACCTATGCAGATTTCAACAGGATCTGTTGTTTCTAACTGATAAGGATTGTACTCCGGATCCTCGGGGTCTCTATTATAAATCTCTCTCATGGAAAAAGTGTTTCCATGTATATATCGAGATTAGTTCCACTGCAAGAAATATGAAGGAGTATTCTCTCCGTTGATCATATCCATAACTTCCTGGAGTTCAGTTGCTCCCTGAGTTCCGATTTCTCCAGCATTAATCTGGACTCCCCCCGGAAGATTATAAGAAAATACGCCCAGCATTTGGGAAAGAGCTATTTTACATTTAGCTATACAGTATCTTACGAATAATTCATCGTCATATAGATATTCATCCGGTATTGCAACGAAGCATCTAACAGAAACGTCTATACCACCAACTCCAAATCCTTGAGCTAATTGTCCCTTTCCGGATCTATTTGGATCTCTACCTAATATGGTTAAGAATTTTGTATTTTTATTATATTTAAAGGCATAGGTATTCAATAGATAGGCCTTAGCTAAATCGAAGTATGAATACATTACCGTTCTATAAACAAGATTATCTCCAACAAATGGAGATAATAGGAGTTCAGATCCAAGCAACTTGGAATCGCTGAAATCCCTGTCTGGGTTTCCGGATATCCCAGAACCACCTAGTTCTCTAACTTCATAAACAGCCACTATGGCTTTAGGAAGTTGGATCTGTCTAGTTCTTTTAAACTCAGGGTGTTGAAATAAAGAATTCGAAAGAACAAAAACTCTTTCCTCTGCAGCATATTGGTAATTATCATAAAACCAAGCCTTGGCTCTGTTTATAATTCTTTCAATTTCCTGCACGTTAAGCTGATACGGTAAAGCACAACTAAAAGAAAGAGCGTCTTGTATTTCCTGTACTAATTCTTCTTGGGTCATCTGAGTAGATTTTTTTAATAGTTCATATTACCGAACTTCGGATTATTATATCTATCGTTGAGATCCTTTAATCTTTTATCCGTAACGAATCTAGCAAGTCTCTGATCTGCCGGATTTTTAACTTTCATTGTTTCCTTGCTTATATCGGAATTCTCCCCAATATTACCAGCTCTTAAAACACCACCGATTATTTTACAATTAATGTTCTTCCCCTCGCAGTCTATAAAGCAATCCTTAAGTTCGTTGGAAAAATCAACTATCGTAGATTTTACCTTAGATGATATGACTTTAGTTCCACTGTAGATATAAGAATCCTCCAAAGATGATTTTTTAATCTCACAATTGTAGATATTACAATTTTTAATAACCGCATTTTTTATATCACAAAGGATCAGATCCAAATTGGATAACTCAAATGAATTTCTACATCTAGCTTCCTTTATTTGATATCTTCCAGTTGTAGTATCATAATTAAAATAACACGAAGTTATATTTCCTTCAACTATTAAATCGAATATCTTATCCCTTATTACCGGAAAATAAGTTTTAACATTTTCATCAAATCCCTTAAGATCTATAAATACGTGAAAATCTGGGAATGCCTTAAAGAAAAAATCAGGATTACTAAAGGATCTAACAACTTTAGAGTATTTGGACATCATCTTCTGTAATGATGCTAAATCTTCCTTATTGTATCCGGATATTCTATGACTCAATAAATCATAAAGATAGAGGATAATATAGTCGATGATTTCTCTAATGTCCTTACTTTTCTTCTGATAATCACGATTTCCAAGATATCTAAATTCCAAATATCCCTGAGGAATCTTTGTGAAATTAACCCCGTAGTACTTATCGTTAGGAACTTTGTACATCTTAGGATCTATTGTGCTTATATTCTCTAGTATAGAAAATCTATTGATTGGAACTACTCTCTTTATAGATTTTGCATATACGTTTCTTTCCCTATTACCAAATTTAGAATATATGAATGGCTCATCCAAACCTAATATAAACTTAAGCTTATCGAGATTCTCCATTCTGTCTTTAACGTCTCTTCTGAACTTATCGAAACTAACGGAGAATTGGAAAGCACACCTATCGGTGGTCCATCCATTCTCATCTATCCATTTTAGAGTCTTTATCAGTATGGTAATTGCCTCGTTATATGGCAAAGGACCGGTAATAAACTCCATCATTTTACTCCCACCTGAATAATCCGGTTCTAGCTTAAAATTGTTAGAATCAACCGGAATATTCGAATGGTATTTTTCAGATACCTCTACTTTTTTCTTTAAAAGCTTAGATAAAGATTCTGCTGCCCTACCTTTTAAAAGATTGGTGTAGAACTCAAACTCAAATCCTATAACAGAAGAACTAAGAGCATGCAGTTTATCAACCTGTGTTCTATTATCCGACATCTACTAGTTGAACAAATATTTTTCCAGATAGAGGATCAACCTCGTACGGAGTCACGGTCAATATATCACCGGGTTTAACAGCTCCTGATTTTTTTCCTAATCTGTCCTGTGGAACCAAAGCCATAAGACCTAGAGATTCTATTTCAACTAAAGCACCATTTTTTCTTTTATGCTTAACTTTAGATTCATAGATATCAGATGTTCCCTCTTTAATTCTATTTTCAAGATCCTGTAGAATTATATTTCTTTCCAATGGTTTATCCAGGGTAAGAGTTAATCTATTATTTTCCTTTATCTCCTTAACGTAGAATTCTACCTCGCTACCAGGAGTAAGATCGGAAAGATAGCTTTCGTCTTGGAACTCGGTCTTATGGATAAGTCCAGTATAAACGCTATCCCATTCAACGAATACACCAAAGTCAGATGTACCAGTAACATATCCTTTATATTTTTTAGTCAGATCAAGCTCTTGGATCTTTGAATCCATTATCTTATTTAGATACTTCTTATATGATACAATGAAGATATCCTTAGCTGGGACATAACCTTCAATCATTACGTGAAGTGTCTTACCAATATAGGATTCAAAATCTGTTATCTTGTTAGCTGCTGCAAGAGATCCTGGTAGGAAACACTTAATTCCAGATAGATCGGCTATATAACCTCCTTTATTTACGCTAACCACCTTAACAAGATAGGCACTGCTTTCTTTCTTAATCTGGTCAAATAATTCAGCTCGAAGCGTGTGGATGTAATATTCAACAACGGATCCATTAAAACCTCCGTTGACTTTTTTAACTCTTGCATTAACATCCTCACCGATGTTAAATGTAATGCCATCAATACCTAATTTGATAGCATCTTTTAATTCCTTCTTAAGGTCTATGTAAATTGTTTGTCCTGAACCAGTCTGAGCAAGTACCTTGTCAGAATACACGTCCATGACTTTACATTTATAAACCGATCCTTCAACTAGGTCCTTAGATCCGCCATCTAGCATGTGATAGGTTGATTCGTATTTCTTATATAATTCCTCAGCGTAAGGCTCATGACAATACACTTTGGATCCATCTAGGGCTTTGATTCTAGCATTAGGTTTAAATTTACCGGAAACGTTCCAGTCGAATTCTTCAGAATTTGGAAAATTCATATTTTTTTTAGTTTATAAGTGATTAAAAATACTGTTAATTATACTATATATCCATCATTAAGTTCCTTTAAAAGTACTCCTAGAAATATTTCTAAAAGACTGCAAAAACAAAGGAAGGAGCTGGGATAGGAGAAGGTGCAGCAGGTATCTGTCCGAAGTAAATAAATTTTACAGTAAGAAGATGAGTCGCAAAAACAGCAGCTATAGCAGCGGACGTTGCTTTTGCTGAAAGCTTACCCGCATCGTCTATTTTTTTAATTGCAGCAGAGGGATTTATTTGATATTGTAAAAATGTTATTTCCGGAATAAATTTAGGATTTACCCCGACATTAAAAGCCTTTTTAAACCCCTTAGCAACTATAAAAGGAAGTCCAGGAAAAACTATTTGATATGTATTAGGAATAGCTATAGTAGAAGGCGGAACTCCAGTTGCTCCGGAAAAAAGAGTCGTTGTTCCTGTTCCTACTATTGTCCAAAATAAAACTAGGGATCTTGCCATTATACTATATGGATCCTTCTCTGAATCTATCATCATAGTAGCTAACTGATCGGTTATATTCGGATTTACTACGTCATCTTCACCCTCTATCTTTTGAGATTCCGGTATATTTTGGGATTTCTTTATTTCTGCTATTGCTTTATCCTTAGCTGTTTTTTCTATGTAAGGTCTTGCTATCTCTAACCAAGTCTTTAGCTCATAGTCAGCATAGAGCTTTATAAGGATGCCTAGCTCTGAATTTATGGTAGCACTAAGGTTTTCATCACTCGATCCTGTTACGGATCTGTACGCGTCACCTATTTGTCTATAGTCACCTCCTCTAGCATACAATTTAACAAAATCTCTAATTAGCTCGCCATATGTAGTAGCAACTCCTTTTTTGTTTATATCGGGTACAAGATCATATCCGGAATTCCTGTATGATATTAATTTAAGCAATCCGGGTAGATATGTGTATGCTTTCAGAGTTGATATAATCTCATCTATAGTACTCCCGAATATGGACAAAGGAATTCCATATCCCTCGGGTAATGTTAGATCGACCCTGGTTTTGTAATCAAAGATCCTATTTGACTTCGGTCCATCCTTTTGTTTAATAAAGAAAGTCTGACTAGAGTTAGCTATAATCTCATCATAATACTTAGGATCTATCTGAGGGAGTGGGTCTGAGCTAGAAGGTGGCTCAGTAGGTATAGATTGTTCTGCTTCAAAAGTGGCAGGATCAAAAAAAGATTTATCTTTCTTCTTATTAGTGAATGATAATTTTTGCTGATCCGGGTCTTTCAGCATCATCTCCATTGCTTTACCAAAAGACTCCTTTAAAGCTCCTTTGGCTGAAATTACTTTAGGATCATTCTTGTTAAATAGAGCAGTTCCAGGCAAAGGTCTAGCTCTATTTGATAGTGCATCTAAATAAAGCTCTATTAGCTTGTCAGCATTTTTCTGCGGTGTTTTTTCTACCTTAGATGTTAAATAATCAGAGAAACTATCTATAAAACCTTTCCAGTCAGCCGGCATAATTACTTAGTTTTTGAAACTTGACTTAAGTGAATGTTATCAACCATAGTAGGAATTGGTGTTCCCGATGGGCCCACTGGAGTTGGATGGGTGTGAGAATTAAATAGAGTTAAGAATGTATTACCTTTAACTAATTTTTCAACGGCAGCTTCTCCTAATTCTATATTACTTGAATTAACGATAACTTTTTGCTTACCCCCGCTTTTTTCCATTCTTATCTCATCGTCATTCATTTTGAGGACTATCCTTAATTTTTCAGCATCAGTTCCTCCATTTTGAGTGTCCAGTTGTATAGTCGCGTCTCCCAGTTGAAATACTAAGCCATTCTTCCTTGTGTATATTAACTTAAGAGTTCCAGGTTGTGCATCACC